ACGAAGACACTATTCAAGTCTTATATTTTAACTATAAGACTTATATGAATGAAGTTTATAAAGTAAAAGAAACTGGAACTGGTGCTGATAAGATTATACCTAAAGACGATTCGTTTAATCCTCCAGAAGATAAAGAAGGTGGATATAGTAGAATGCTTAGGTCTATAGAATGCTTGTACGATGGCGCTATGATTCTTGGTACTGATAAACTACTCAAATGGGAGATGGCCAAAAACATGATGCGTCCAAAGAGTGATTATACTAAAGTTAAAATGAACTACTCTATAGTAGCCCCAAGAATGTATGATGGCAGAATTGATTCCTTAGTAAAACGTGTAACAGGTTTTGCTGATATGATTCAATTAACTCATTTAAAGCTTCAACAAGTATTATCAAGAATGGTTCCTGATGGTGTTTATCTTGACGCTGATGGTTTAGCTGAGGTTGATCTGGGTAATGGAACAAATTATAACCCACAAGAAGCTTTAAATATGTTCTTCCAAACGGGATCTGTTATAGGGAGAAGTTTCACTTCGGAAGGTGATATGAATCCAGGTAAAATACCTATTCAAGAAATTACATCTGGGTCTGGTGGAAATAAAATGCAAGCTCTTATTGGTAATTATAATTATTACCTACAGATGATAAGAGATGTAACCGGATTAAACGAAGCGAGAGATGGTAGTATGCCAGATAAGAACGCTTTAGTTGGAGTGCAAAAATTAGCGGCGGCAAACTCAAATACAGCAACAAGACATATATTACAAGCGGGGCTATACCTAACAGCTTCAACAGCTGAATGTCTATCTCTTAGAATATCCGATGTTATAGAGTATTCTCCTACTAGAGATGCTTTTATACAAGCTATAGGTGCTCACAACGTTGCCACGTTAGAGGAGATGTCAGAGTTACATTTATATGATTTTGGTATATTTATTGAGTTACAACCAGATGAAGAAGAGAAAGGTAGATTGGAAAATAATATTCAAATGGCATTACAGCAAAAAAGTATTGAACTAGAAGATGCTATTGATCTTAGGGAAGTGCGTAGCGTCAAGCTGGCAAACCAACTACTAAAGATAAGAAGAAAAAAGAAAGAGGCAAGAGACAGACAATTACAAATGGAGAATATCCAAGCGCAAACACAGTCTAACGCTCAAGCCGCTCAAGCAGCTGCTCAGGCGGAAGTACAAAAAGAGCAAGCCTTGTTACAGGGTAAAGTTCAATTTGAACAAATGAAAGCAGAGATTGACGCTGGTAAAATGCAGCAAGAAGTTGTGCTTAAAAAAGAGCTTATGGCTTTGGAGTTCCAATATAACATGCAACTTAAGGGTATTGAAGTTGATGGAATGAAAGATAGAGAAAAGCAAAAAGAAGATCGTAAAGACGAAAGAACAAAGATACAGGCAACACAACAATCAGAGATGATTGAGCAAAGAAATAGTGGAAAACCACCTAAAAACTTTGAATCCGCGGGTAATGATATACTAGGTGGAGGATTTGATTTAGGTTCGTTTGACCCTAGTTAGAATTTATTAATTATTATTATATTATATTATGGAAGAAAAAGATGAAAACGTAGTCGAAGAGACTACACAGAATAACCAACAAGACCCAGGAGATGAAAACGTGGTGAAGGTTGATGAAAGTAAATTTGAATCTGCTGGAGACGATAGTGTTATTAAAGTAGATTTAAGTGCTCCACCACAAGAAGAAAAGGTAGAAACTGAAGTTGTGTCAGAGGAAAAAACCGAAGAAGTAGAAGCAGTGACAGAAGTTACAGAAGAAACAGAAGTACAACCAGAAGCTGAAACACAAGAAACTCCAGTATTAGAAGAAATCACTGAAGAGGAAGTTGAAGAGGTGGAAGAACAGGTTGAAGAAGCTATAGCAGAAGCCGAGGCTACTGGAAAACCAATCCCAGATAATATCCAAAAGTTAATGGACTTTATGGAAGAGACTGGAGGAGATTTAAGTGATTACGTTAAGCTTAATCAAGATTATTCAAAATTAGATGACCAAAATCTATTATATGAATACTACAAGCAAACAAAACCTCATTTAAACAATGAAGAAATTAACTTCCTTATGGAAGATCAATTCTCTTACGACGAAGATATTGACGAAGAAAGAGATATACGTAGAAAAAAATTAGCGTTAAAAGAGCAAGTTGCCAACGCTAAAAGCCACTTAGACGGGCAAAAGTCTAAATACTATGACGAGATTAAAGCTGGAAGCAAACTTACGGGTGAGCAACAAAAAGCAATTGATTTCTTTAATAGGTACAACGAGGAGTCAGAAGCAACTCAAAAAACAGTTAAAACAAACTCTGATATTTTTACACAGAAAACAAATAATGTTTTCAACGACAAGTTCAAAGGTTTTGAATACAACGTCGGTGACAAGAAATACAGGTTTAATGTAAACAATGCTGAAGAGGTTAAAAACACTCAGAGCGACATAAGCAATTTCACCAAAAAGTTTTTGGATAAGAACTCTGCTTTAACAGACGCTAAGGGTTATCATAAATCTCTATACACAGCAATGAATGCAGATGCTGTTGCAAAACACTTTTACGAACAAGGAAAAGCTGACGCTATGAAAAATAGTATTGCTAAAGCCAAAAACGTTGATATGAACCCAAGACAAAGTCATGGAACTATAGACGCGGGAGGTATTAAAGTAAGGGTGTTAGGTGAAAATTCTTCTGATTTTAAGTTTAAAATTAAAAATAAAAATAAATAACAATTTAAAATTTAAAAATTATGGCAATTTCAAATCCGGGTCCTGGTCATTCAGGAACCGCTGGTAGTCTGAATAGTGTACCTGCTTCACAGAAGTTTACACTATCTTCAAACTATATAGATTTCGCGGACGGTTCGTCTAACAACGATTGGTCCCAACAATATCTGCCTGACTTAATGGAAAAAGAAGCTGAGGTTTTCGGTAATAGAACAATCGCAGGTTTCTTATCTCAAGTTGGAGCAGAAGAGGCAATGTCCTCAGACCAAGTAGTTTGGTCAGAACAAGGTAGATTACATCTATCTTACATAGGTTCACTAGTTATCAATTCTGGAGTATTTACAGTAGCAACTGATATTGATGGTAATACATTAAGTTCAACTTCTCATCATGGTGTTCGAATTAACGATATGGTTATTTTAGCAACTAATGAGGGTGCTATTAAATGTCAGGTTAGCGCTGTTTCTGGTGCTGCTGTAACGTGTTTACCTTACGAAGATGAGGATATTGAAGATACGGCTGCTTTTACAGCTGGTGTTACAACTACAGCTACATTACTAGTTATTGGTTCTGAATTTGGTAAAGGTGTGGCTGATCAAGGTGCTACTGCTACAACTGTTAATAACGGTTTTGGCGCTGTTCAACCAACACACACTTCATTCTCTAACAAACCAATTATTATTAAAGATTACTTCGAAGTATCAGGTTCTGATGCGTCTGCAATTGGTTGGGTAGAAATTTCAGGTGAAGATGGACAAAATGGATATCTTTGGTACTTAAAAGCTGAGGGTGATACTAGATCTCGTTTCTCTGACTACTTAGAAATGAGTATGCTTGAAGCTGTTAAAGGTGTTGCTGTTGGTAGTACTGACGCTGATCACGGCGCTGGTGGTTTAACTGCTGGTAATGTTATTGGTACTGAAGGTTTATTCGCCGCTATTGAAACTCGTGGTAATATTACTACCGGTGTTACTGGTGTTAATGCTGCTACTGATTTAGCTGAATTTGACGCTATTTTAGCTGAATTTGACTCTCAAGGCGCTATTGAAGAAAACATGATGTTTGTAAATAGAGGAACTTCTCTAGCTATAGATGATATGTTAGCTTCTATGAATTCTTACGGAGCTGGTGGTACTTCTTACGGAGTATTTGATAATTCTGAAGATATGGCATTAAACTTAGGTTTTTCTGGTTTCAGACGTGGATCTTACGATTTCTACAAATCTGACTTTAGATACTTAAATGACAAGGCAACAAGAGGTAGTATTAACGCTAGAGATACTGTAGCTCCAATTAGAGGAGTTATTATTCCAGCTGGTACATCTACTGTATATGATCAACAATTAGGAAAGAATCTTAAACGTCCTTTCTTACATGTTAGATACAGAGCTTCTCAAACAGAAAGCAGAAAATATAAAACTTGGGTTACAGGTTCTGTAGGTGCTGTCACATCTGATATTGACGCGATGGAAGTACACTACTTATCTGAAAGATGTTTAGTTACACAAGGTGCTAACAATTTCATGTTAATGAAGTAAGCACAATTATTTTAAAGAGACTGGGATTAATTTCCCAGTCCCTTTATTTTTATTAATTTTATTATATATTATATTATGGCAAAAAAACAAAAAACAAAAACAAAAGTGGAACCAACTCCACAGGTTGTAAAGCAACCAAAAGTTGAAACACCGGTTATGGAAGCTCCAATTCCAAAAAAAAGTAAATGGGAAATAAAAGATAGAACATATTTTTTAAAAGGGGGTAAAAAACCTTTATCTTATATTATAAAATCAGCTAATTTATATTGGTTTGATGAAGAAAAAGGTTATGAACGAGAATTAAAATATTGTGCAAACCAAAAAACTTGTTTTGTTGACGAGATGATTGGAGATCAAAGATTAGAGCATATTATTTTTAAATCTGGCGTGCTTATAGTTCCAAGATCAAAAACAGTTTTGCAAAAATTACTTTCTTTATATCACCCTCATAAAGGTAAACTATATAGAGAGTTTAAACCAGAAGTTAAAGCAGCTAGTGAAGTTGAAATAATAGAAATAGAAATTGAAGCTTTAAACGCAGCTCAAAATCTAGACATTGATATGGCTGAAGCCGTTATGAGAGTAGAAGCTGGATCTAGTGTATCTAATATGAGTTCTAAAGAACTTAAAAGAGATTTACTATTATACGCTAAGAAAAATCCAGCATTATTCTTAGAACTAGTAAATGATGAAAACGTTGCGCTAAGAAACTTTGGTATTAAAGCAACTGAAATGGGGATATTAAAATTATCTTCTGATCAAAGAACTTTTTCATGGGGTTCTAACGATAGAAAGTTAATGAATGTTCCATTTGACGAACACCCTTATTCAGCTTTAGCCGCTTGGTTTAAAACTGACGAAGGAATGGAGATTTACTCCAATATTGAAAAAAGATTAAATTAATCTAACTGTAGATGCAGTCGCTCTACGGAGCGATTGCAAACTACAAAATTAAAAAGAAATTATGGCGGTAAGTATAGATAGAGTATATCAAAAAGTTTTAGCATTAGCTAATAAAGAGCAACGAGGGTATATAACACCTCAAG